GAATGAAAGAAGTTTATAAAATTGATATCAAAAAGAAATAAATGCCAGCTTCAATTGTAAAATCATTTGCTCAAAAGACGGGAAAACCAGCCAAAGAAGTTGAAAGACTGTGGAGCAAGGCGAAAGAAGCAGCAAAAGAAAATGGACGATCAGAAGACAGTGAGGATTTTTATCCTTACGTTACAAGTATTTTAAAGAAAATGTTAAAGGTAAATGAAATGAACAAGTCAACCAAAATTTTCAAAGAATTCGCTCTCGGATCTCTTTCTGAATCAGTTGAAGTTGACACAGACACATTTGTTGGGGTACATGGAAAGAAACCAAAAGGCCACGGATCGTGGATTTTCTTTGCTGATAAGTACAAGACAGATATTAGAAAAGACGACTATTATCAAACACCACACGCAATGAATTATGGCGATGCTGTTAAGCTCGCAAAGAAATGGGCCGCAGAGAAGAAATTATTTCGGATTTATGTGGCATCATAAATACTAATGAAGAATTTTCATTTTAAAGAAACACTTACAACATTAAGAGGATAACATGGCTGACCTTTCAATTAACGCTTTCAAAGGCGCATTTATTTCAGGCGCAAGACCTAACCTGTATGCTGTTACAATTGCAGAACTCGGCAGTACACTTGAATTCGTTTGTCGCGGTTCTCAACTCCCTTCAAGCTCAATGGGTATGATTGACGTTCCTTATATGGGTCGTCAACTCAAGGTTGCTGGTAACCGTATTTTTGCAGACTGGACTATTACTGTACTCAATGACACGAATTTTGCTGTTCGTCAAGCAGTTGAAGCGTGGTCTTCTCTGATCAACGGACACGAATCAAACGTTGGTCCTGTTGATATTAATGCTTATTACAGAAACGCAACCGTTCAGCAACTTGATCAGGCCGGCGGCATTCTGTACACTTACGAATTCAAAGACATTTGGCCGACAGAAATTTCTGAAATTGAATTGGCTTTTGACTCGAATGATGCAATCGAAGAATTTACAATCACTTTTGCTGTTGGTTCTTACTGGCTTTCTAACGGCGCTGCATAATTCTATAAACGGGGATAGGTTAGCTACCGAAAATGAGGAATACTCAACCTCATTCCCCGTTTTCATTTGAGTATTCTTGGGAGCAAGAAATGTTGTCTAATAAACAACTGGAAAGAGTGCAATCAACTCTTTCTTTGTTTTCTTTTGATGTAAAAAAATACATTATTAAAGAAAATTTAATAAACAAGAAAGGAATTTTGACAATCGCAAAAGAATTAAATGTTGGTCCTGATATAATGAAAAACATTGTAAATTTTTATGAAATAATTCCTTTCCATAAAATAATAGAAAAAAATCCAGTTAATGAACAAGATGTTATATTTCTGTATTCTGAGAAAGAAATGTCTATTTCAAATATTGCATTTATGATGAATTCCGGGGAAAAAGAAATAGAAAAAATTCTTGAAAAGAATATTATTCAAAAAAGAACATCTATTCATAAAGAAATATCAAAAGAAGATGTTCTATATCTTTATTCTGAAAAAGGTTTGCAGTTAAAAGACATTGCTAAAATAATGAATTGCAGTAATGCTTGTATGACCAATTTTTGCAAGAAAAATGGTATTGAAATAAGTGGAGGAAAATATGATTTTGAATATGATGATTTATTTTTTCTTAATAATGAAAAAAAATTAACATCTTCTGAAATTAGTAAAATGATGAATGTTGATCGCACTACTATTGATAATTGGTTGAAAAAATTTAATTTGGCTCCGAATTTTGAACCGCCGAATATTTCAAAAAATGAAAATGTTCTTGGAGATTTGATTTCTTCTTTGTATGATGGACCAATTGTAAGAAACAGTAGAGAGATTATTTCCCCTTATGAATTGGATATTTTTATTCCTGATAAAAATATTGCTTTTGAATTTAATGGGATTTATTGGCATAATGAAATCAACAAAACTAATGATTATCATAAAATAAAAACAAATTTATGTAATGATAAAAATATCAGATTGATACATATTTGGGAAGATGATTTTTGTTTTTATTATGAAAGAACTTTGAATTTTATAAAAAGTTTTTTTCAAACACCCGTTATCGTGCAAGCTAGAAAAACGAATGCTTCTTTTGTTTCTCCTGTTATAGCAGAAAATTTATTAGAAAAGAACCACATTCAAGGATCGTGTAAATTTAGTGTTTCGTGTGGGTTGTTTTATGAAAATAAAATGATTTCTTGCATGACATTTATTAAAAATAAAGATGAATGGATTCTGAATAGATATGCAAATGAATATGGGTATTCTATTATTGGTGGATTTCAAAAGCTGTTGAAAAATTTTATTAAAAAATATTCTCCGAAAAAAATAATTTCATTTGCTGATTTATCTTGGGTATCTCCGTCAAATAATGTCTACACAAGAAACGGATTTAAAAAAGATTATGAGATTCCTATTGATTATAAATACATATATAAAGGAAAAAGAACACACAAATTTAATTTTAGGCATAAATTTTTATCAAATAAACTAGAAAATTATGATCCTAATATTTCAGAAAGGAAAAATATGATAAACAACAAAATTTATAGAATTTATGACTCTGGAAAAATTAAATATTCTTATGAATATTGAGGAACAATATGTTTGAAAGACTTTTTGAGGCCTTCGGGCTTGATCTAAAAAAGAATAAACTTGACTCTCCACAGATCGTCAAAGATACATACGATGACGGTGCTGTGGAGGTCATTGATTATGGTGGTGTGTACTATGACGGATATACTGATGTTCTAAAAGCGATTTCTAATGAACGTGAACTAATTCTTTTGTATCGGGAAATCTCGTTTATTCCGGAAGTGGATCAAGCAGTAAATGAAATTGTCAATGATGCAATTGTTTATTCAAAATCTGAACATTTCCCAGTCAAAATAAATCTTGATGGAGTTGAACTATCTGACAATATCAAGAAAAAGATTTTTGAAGAATTTGAAAATATTCTTGGTCTTCTTAAATTTGACAACAAAGCAGATGACACTTTTCGTCAATGGTATATTGACGGAAGAATGCCTTTTTATTTGTACGTTGACGAAAATAAGAAGAACAACGGGATTACAAAAATTATAGCAATTGACCCAACGAAAATCAAGAAAATTCGTGAAATAAAAAAGAAAATGATTGATGGGGTTGAAAAAATTTATGATATAGACGAAAAATATATTTATTTTCCTGATAATAACACGCCTGTTGAATTTGTCAATAAACCGTTACAGTCTTATAATATTTCTGGTGAAATGCACAGGGGCATTGAATTAACTGCTGATTCGGTTGTTTTTTCTACTTCTGGCCTTATGGATGAAATGAGACTTTCGGTTTTATCGTATCTCCATAAAGCGATTAAACCAGCCAATCAGTTGAATCAAATGGAAGATGCCATGCTTATCTATAGAATTTCCCGTGCTCCTGAGAGACGGGTTTTCTATGTTGATGTGGGCAATCTTCCTAAAAATAAAGCAGAATCTTACCTTCAGTCATTAATGGCGAGGTTCAGAAATAAGTTGTCTTATAATGCGTCTACTGGAAAAGTGAGGAATGAAAGTCATATCAAATCAATTCTTGAAGACTTTTGGCTTCCTAGGCGTGAAGGTGGTAAAGGAACGGAAATATCAACAATTGGTGGGAACACTACTTTTGCTGGAATAACTGAAGAGACAAATTATTTTAAACAAAGACTGTATAGATCGTTGAACGTTCCTATTGGTCGTGTTGATCCTGAAGCAACCTTTGTTTTTGGTAAATCAGGTGAAATTACCCGCGATGAAATCAAATTTTCAAAGTTCATCAATAATCTACGGAATCAGTTCGGTCAAACGATTTTTGATGATATTTTGAAAACTCAACTCGTTCTGAAGAAAATTATTAAGTTCAATGAATGGGAAACGATTCAGAAAGGTATTTTTTATCAGTGGGAAGACGATTCTCATTTTTCAGAAATGAAAGAACTTGAGACTTTGAATCTTAGGATGGAAACTCTTGATCTTGTCAACAATCATCGGGATAATTATTTCTCGAAAGGATGGATCAGGCGGCATGTTTTATTCCAAACTGAGGAAGAAATCAAAGAACTCGAAAAAGAGCGTGATAAAGAGCAAGAGACAGAACCAGAGGAAGAACCTCAAGAAAATAAACCACGTCCCGTCCCTGTTGTCTTACAACAGCCCGATGAAGAAGACGAAGAGGATCAAAAATGAAACATGGGGAAATCGTAATAGGCGCAATTGATGGCAGTCCGTCTGAAGTTGAAAAATCTTTTGACTCTGCTATTAAGAGGGAGATTATGGATCGCATTGAAGCAAAACGGGCAGAAGTCGGGTCAAATCTTTTAAAACAAATTAGAAAATCTGCGGACGATTGATGAAAACAAAAGTAGTTCCGCTTAATAACGGCTCAAAAGTAATTTTGTATAAAAATGAAATGACCGGTGAATGGCTTAGAGACAAATCTAAAGCATCGGATAACTTCCAAAAATACATTATTGAATCAAATGAGAAGAAAGCAAGAACCATTCGCCAATATTATAGCGGAATTACAATTTCATATACAAGAAATAAAATTCGTGAAATGATAAATAATGATATCAAAAATATTGATTCACTTTATGACACTATTGTAAATGAGATAATTTTAAAGAGGAAATAAATGGCAAAGTTAATTATGGATATCATTTTTGATAATTCAACAGTGATATCCGAGTCAAGAGACGGAACAAAAGAACTTTTCATTGAAGGAATATTTCTTCAAGCAGAAAAGAAAAACAGGAACGGAAGGATTTATCCTATTGACGTTCTTAAACCAGTTGTAGAAAAATATATTGATAATTATGTTACTCCAAACAGAGCAATGGGAGAACTTAATCATCCAACCTCTCCTTCTGTTGATCCAAAAAATGCAAGTCACCTTATTACTTCATTGAAACTTGAAGGACATGATTATATTGGAAAGGCAAAGATTTTGAATACTCCTGTTGGTAATATTGTAAGAGGCCTCATTGAAGGTGGAGTAAATCTTGGAGTTTCTAGTAGGGGTCTTGGATCCCTCAAAGAAGGAACCGGTCCTTATAGAGGATCAAAAGTTGTTAATCGTGATTATCATATGGTCACTGTTGATATTGTTTCCGATCCTTCTGCTCCTGATGCTTTTGTTAATGGTGTTTATGAATCCGTTGATTATGTCATTGAAGCTGGTGTTATAAAGCCGGTAAACGTTGCTGAAATCAAAAAAGTAAGAAATTTGCTTTATAAGAAAAAACTTTCTGAAGCAGAAAAAATTGCTAATGCTCAGTCATTGATGGCAACAATTCTTAAATTTTCAGAATAATTGATTACAATTTCTGTGAAGTATAAATAATAGTAGAAAAATAAGACTGTTAGTAATTTGCAATTTGCTAATAAAAAATAAAATTTTGAACACAATAGGAGTACCATATGTCAGTTCTGGAAACAATCAAAAAAAAGTTGCAGGAATCGCTGGACGAAGAAAAACTTGCTATTCTTGAAGCAGTAGAGGTTGAACTTACTGAAGAAGAAATGGAAGGACTGTCAGAGGAAGAGATTGCTGCTCTGATTGAAGCAAAGAAAAAGGAAATGAAGGAAGAAGATGACGATGATGAAGAGGATGATGAAGAGGATGATGAAGAAATTGATGTAAAAGAATCCTTAGCAAAAATCTTTGAAGGCGCAAAAATTGATGAAAAGGTAAAATCTGACCTTGAAACTCTTTTTAATGCCGTTGTAGCCGAAAAGGTTATTCGTAAGTGTGATGAACTTTCGGACAAGTACGAAAGTGAACTTGAAGAGGCTCTTGAGAAAATTGAAGAATCTATTGACAAGTACATTTCTTATGTTGCTGATGAATGGATGAACGAGAATGAGCTTGCAGTAGAAAAAGGCATTCGTCAAGAAATTTCTGAAAACGTTCTTGCTGGTATTCGGAATCTGTTCGTTGAGAATTACATTGATGTTCCAGAGGAAAAAATTGATCTGGTTGCAGAAGCAGAAGATACTATTGAGGAACTTACCAGCAAACTTGACGAAACCACAAACACAATTCTTTCTCTCAAGAAAGAAATTGATGAAATGAAAACGGAAAAAATCGTCAATGAACTTGCTACAGAGTTGACTGAAACAGAAAAAGAAAAACTTTCTGACCTTATTTCTGAATTCAAATATGAAGACGATTCAAGCTATAAAGAAAAGGTTTCTCTTGTCATTGAAAAATATTTTGGTAAGACCGAGGAAAAAGAAAAGATTGATGAAAGCAAGATTGATGACCGTATGAAACTGTACATTAATCATTTCAAAAAGAAGTAAAAAACCACAATTTGACGCAATTTCTTGAAATTATAAATAATAATACAAAAGATTTATTTTCAAGAAATTGCCAAGAAATTTAACAAACACTAAATGATCTAAGAGGTAAAAATATGTCTGTTTACACAAACAATGTTGGTTTTGAAGAACTTTCGGAAAAGTGGAATCCTATTCTTGAAGCAGAGTCAGAGACTCCGATTAAGGATGATTGGAAGAAGAAAGTAACTCTTCGTATGCTTGAGAATCAGGAAAAATCAATGATTACTGAGGCTCCTACTAACGTCACTGGTGGCGTTGACAAATGGGATCCAGTCCTCATTTCAATGATTCGTAGAAATGCTCCGAAAATGATCGCTTTTGACATTTTTGGTGTTCAGCCAATGTCCGGTCCTACTGGACTTATCTTTGCGATTCGTTCGCGTTATGTAGACGGGGACAAAGATCAGGCGGGTCCTGAAGCATTCTTTGATGAAGCAAATTCTGGCTTCGCTGGTGTTCGTTCTGACATGACTACTGCTGCATCTACTCCCACATGGACTGGTAACAGTGGTGGTACGCCTGATGGCACTGTAACTGATCCAACTGATGCAAATTACGGTTATGGTACTGGTATGACCACTGCTGCTGCTGAATTGCTTGGTTCTACTAATGCATGGAACGAGATGGCATTCAGCATTGAGAAAAGTTCTGTAACTGCTACTTCCCGCGCACTGAAGGCAACTTGGACTCATGAACTGTCGCAGGATCTTAAAGCGATTCATGGTCTGGATGCTGATGCTGAACTTACCAACATTCTGTCAACTGAACTTCTGTCAGAAATCAACCGTGAACTTGTTCGTCGGTGTTACGTTCTTGCAAAACAGGGCGCATTGATCGCTTCTGGCACAACCACAAACGGTGTATACGATCTTGACACTGACTCGAACGGTCGTTGGTCGGTTGAGCGTTTCAAGGGTCTTATGTTCCAGATTGAGAAAGAGGCAAATCTTATTGCTATTCAGACTCGGCGCGGTAAAGGTAACTTCCTTATCGTTTCTGCTGATATTGCTTCTGCTCTTGCAATGACTGGTCTGCTTGACACTGGTAAGGGTTCTGATTATATGTCTCCGAACATCGTTGATCCTACTGGTATGACTTATATCGGTATGCTGAATGGTCGCACCAAGGTATTCATTGATCCTTATACTTCAATCAATTCTGTACTGGTTGGGTTCAAAGGAGCAAATCAGTATGATGCGGGCGCTTTTTATTGCCCCTATGTTCCATTCACTCTTTACAAGTCTCAGGGTCAGGATGACTTCCAGCCACGAATCGGCTTCAAGACTCGTTTTGGTTTTGCTGCTAACCCATTCGGTGGCGGTATTGGAGCAAATCCTTACTTCCGTCTGTTCAAGGTTACAAACCTCGGTTAATTTTATTGACAAAAATTAACCTTTGAAGTATGCTAAGAGGGTTGGGTAAAACCAACCCTCTTTTTTGTTGTAAAATTTTGTGTCTGGATTATTAAAACATGAATGGGAGAAACTATGTTTGAATATGCTAAAAGTATAAGTTATGATGTTGAATCTTATATTAACTTGGAGTATTTATCTGAGAAAAAATTAGGCATTGAATTAAACCGAATTTTTTCTGATTCTGAATTCATTCATAATAAAATTGTCCCTGATTCTGGATTGAGAACAAGACCAGATTTTAGGAATGATAAAATGCAATTAATTGTTGAATTTGATGGTCCGAGACATTTTACTGATCCAAAAGTTATTTTAACGGATTTCACAAAAGACAAGGTTTATACTTCAATGGGTTATAAGG